GCCCCCCGCCCCCCCCAACGTGAGCGGGCGACGGACGGCGTGCTCGTTTCGCACGCTCGACCACGCCCGGGGGTGTCGGCAGGAGAAGAACAAGCCGATGTGCCGGGACACCCACCACCTATATAACCGTCCTGGCCATTTTCACTGGTCGGTTACGGTGACGCTTCCTCACTCCCTGCTGCTCGAAGGTGTGCAGGGGGGTGGTCACCTCATCTCACTCATCTGCCGGCCGTGCAGAGACGGTCTTGTGGTATCCCCCGTCCGGTTGCCACACCCGGACTCCCGGCCGTGTTGGAATGTACGGCTCGACATGGAGATGCACTGCTGCCTCGATACTCACTCCAGAGCGAGAGGCCTGAACGGCATCCGTCCCATGCAGTTCCCAGCGGCCTGGGAGGTGGAACGTGCAGCATCTCTGGAGTGGCGACCGTCTTACCTTGGTCGCAAGGTGTGAGGCCGATCAGCGTGCGGCTGATCGCTGTTGGCGCAGAGTCTCGCGCCGTTGTGTCATGCGGTCGTGGATGGATGGGATCAGTGCGCAGTGGGCGTGCTTCCAGCCGGTCATCGACCGTTGAATGCCTGTGCCTACGGGGTACTGGGACTTGCATTCGGTGCACAGCCCGGCGTACCGGGCCTTGATGGTCTGCGGTAGCTCGTCGGCGGCAGCACGGATGAGCGCCTTCTTGCGCCCGTGCTCTGCCTTCTCCCAGTCCATGCGGGCCACCGTTGCTCCTTGCACCATCTCGTGATGCCGGGTACGATCTCCCTGCATCCCATTCACGAAGGCCGTCCCTGCTCGAACTGGTAACTCGAGCGCTCAGGGGGCGGCCTTCGTTGTTCAGTATTGCACACCCTCAGAGCCTTCGCTAGTCCCCTGTTCGGGGGTCACCCGTTCGGGGGACACCGGGTCGCTGCGCGGAAGAACCGCTTTTTCTGGTGGCAACCTGGTATATCGTTCCGCTCATGCCCAGCAAGAAGCCTGCCGCCCCCACCGACCCCAAGCCCGGCGACCCCAAGCCCAAGTCCAAGGCCAAGCTCATGGCGAAGACGGCTGTACCGCCCCGTCCCAAGCCCCGCACCAGTGCTCGACCCGGCGACGCTGCGCCGAAGCCCGGAGTAAACCGGGGGCGACAAGCGCAGGTGCCCAAGGCATCGCGCCCATACTTCGAGCAGTCCAACTTCAACTCGCCGAAGGTTGAGAAGTCCAAGACCAAGATCAACGATATGTACGTCAAGCACCTGAGAAGGCAAGGCTGGACGGACGCCGACCTCTACGCCGATCGGTTCCAAGGCAAAAAGAATCCCAAGCCCAAGACAACGCAGATCAGTTCCACGGCCAAGCCTGGCAGCTCCGCTTCCAACTCCGTCCGTGGCAATGTTGCCCGAGGAGGTGCTGCTGGCGCCCGTGGCAATTCGGGCGGTGGCATCGGCGGACGCGGCGGCGGACGGTTGTTCGCCCGTGGCAAGTAGAACGACCAGGATCAACCGGAACTACAAAGGACACCAACATGGCTGACACCGGAGCACAGAAGTACCTCACGGCGCTGGAGAAGAAGCGCAAGAACGAAGACCGCAGCACCGGCGTCCGCAAGGGTGACGCCCAGGTAGCCAAGGAGCAGAAGGCAAAGGCTGCCAAGACCGAGGATTCAGCCGCTCGACGCTCTGCGTCCAAGCCGTCTGCACCGAAGCCTGCACCCAAGACTGGTCCAACTCGAGATGCTCCGGCGTATCGAGGTGCGAACAAGTCCAAGTCATCCGACACAAAGCCGGGCCGTGGCTCACTGGGTACCACGAACCGTTCGCGCGACGCCGCCAAGTCGAACAAGAGCAAGGGTTCGTCGAAGGAAGGCCCGAACGCAACGGCCATCGCCGCCGGGATGGGAGCACTGGGTGCCGCCTCGGCAGCGGCATCCAGATCCTCGAGCAAGCCGTTGACAACTCCTCGCACTCCTGCGCCCCAGGTGCGTGTTGGCAACTCGGTCGTCCCCAAGAGCAAACTCGGAAGTCCCAGCCAGTATCGGACCCCGAAGTACCCGCAGTATGGCGGTCGGGCCCGTGGCGGTGGCGGCAGCGCCATCCTCCGTGGTGGCGGCGGCATTCGAGGGCGCTGATCATGGCGATCAAGCGCGGCTCGGAGACGTTCGCTGGCTACAACAAGCCCAAGCGCACACCGAATCACCCGACGAAGTCGCACGCCGTGCTGGCGAAGTCGGGCGATCAGGTGAAGCTGATCCGGTTCGGCCAGCAAGGCGTGCGGGGTGCCGGCAAGAACCCAACGTCCGCCAAGGACAAGGCACGCAAGAAGTCGTACTACGCTCGGCACAACGCCCAGGACTCGTCGCCCGACAAGATGTCGGCGCGCTACTGGAGCCACAAGGTCAAGTGGTGAGGCGTAGACTGATGCAATGGCTTGGGTTTCTGATCGACGGCGCCATCGGCATCGGTCTGTGCGTCCTGTTTCTGGCGGTGACGATCATCGCCGTGTGCGACTGGCGCAAGATGGCGCGCAAGACGCCGCCTCGAGGGACGGCGGATCAGCCGTTCCCCCGGAAAGACTGAGCGCCGACGAACTCTGGGTGGCCCAGCGGGGCCGCCCGGTGCTGACGGTGATCGACGGTGATGGCGAACTTGTTGCGCCAATGCACCGCGCGTCGCTACGCATTGTGTAACGTGCCAGCCATCGAAGTCCCGACGAACGATGGAGGTTCTGGGCAATGGCAGACAACAACGGTCAGTTGATCACGCACGGTTTGGTGGGCACCACCGCTGAGACCTCGTACCTGACGTCATCCGTCAACCAGGTGGCGGTGCGCAACACTCATGCGTCGCAGACGCTGGCGGTGCGCGTGTTCACCGGCAACACGGCTGCCGCTGCGGCAGCCAGGGCCGACGCCACCGATGCGGTGGCGCTGGCCGACGAGAACTGGTTCGTTCCGGCCGGTGCCCGAGTCGTCGTGTTCAAGTCGCCTCGCGCCAAGTACGTTGCGCTGTCCGTGCTTGGCTCGGGCGCGTCGACCCCGTACGTGACCGAAGGGTCCGACTGGTTCGACTGATGACTGCTCCACGCAAACCCAACCAAGTAGTCGGGGTTGCACCAGTTGGAGTGGAAACCAATGGCGCCGGGTTCTCTGCTGTCGGCACATCGGTTCTCGATTCGTTCTTCGTGCAGACTCCATACGTCGGCAGCGGTGTCGGCTACAACCAGGGTTCCGGTTCGCTCAACATCACCACCGGTGTTGCGACGAATGCCGAGTTCCTGGCTCGCAGCAAGTGCGCGTTTTCCGGCCCGCTGCGGATGCGGTTCTCGCTGACTGCATCGCAGCGAATCGTCAACAACAACTTGGCTGTCATGCTGGCCGACCTGATTGGCGAGAACCTGGCGTACACGATCGTCAACTCGACGACCGTGGATGTGCAGATCGTGCGCCACGGCTTCACTGCCCAGATGGTCGGCCAGTTCGTCAACATTGCTGCTATCACCGGTGCAGCAGGCGTGCCCGGTCGATACGCGATCGCCTCGATCCCTGGCGTCGACACCATCCGATTCACCGTGGCTGGCTGGCCGGCGTCGGGCAGCGGCCTGTGTACCGTGTTCGGTCGGAACTACATCCGCAACCTGGTCACGGGTGCCACGGCGACGGCCATCAACTTCGATGCGCAGCGCAACGGCTGGGCGACTGGTGACACCGCTGGCACGGTGAACACCACGGCATCGCCTGGCACCGTGGTGATGAACGACTGGACCGGACGAGACCTGTTCTTCTCGGATGCGTTGCGCGCGTCGGCCACCGGCCCGAACTTCACCACGCGTGCATCGCGCTACGAGAACCTGCCGGATCTGACCGATCGTCTGTACGTGTTCATTTGGTCGTTCAACGGCACGACGGCCCCGGCATCGACGACGACGTGGACGCTCGGCCATCTGACAATCGAGAACCACCCTGCGCAGGCGGTGATGCTTGCTGGCGTGCGCTCCCAAGGCACACAGAATCCCTTGCCGGTGGCATTGACCACCAGTGCGGCGACCGTTGGTGCGGTTAGCATCGCTCCGGGGTCAACGCTGGCCGCTGTCACGTCGGCCAACCTTGGGATTCCTGCCATCGTCAACGACGTTGCTTCGGCGGCGATTACGAGCACGGCCACGGTGGCTGCAATCACGCCAGGCTTCGGCACATCGTACGAGGTCAACATCCCCGTCACGGCGGTCAGCGGCACCAGCCCGACAATGGATGTGTCGATCGAAGAGTCCGACGACAGCGGCACGAACTGGTACAAGGTCTACGACTTCCCGCGCATCACGGCCGTCGGCATGTACCGCTCGCCGGTGTTGCCGTTGGCCGGCAACCGTGTTCGGTACGTTCAGACTCTCGGCGGCACAACGCCGTCGTTTACCCGTGCGATCAACCGGTTGCAGTTATCGCGCGACGTGTTTGCCACGCGCCAGTTGATCGATCGAACGATCGTGTTGACGACCTTGAACTCGACGACGGCTCAGTTGCAGACCCAGGACTGCGGCAACCGTGTGCAGTTGGTCATCAACGTGGGTGCTATCACGACGACTGCACCCGCTCTCCAGATGGAAGGCTCCGACGACAACGGCGCAACGTGGTACAGCGTTGGCTCGCCATTGACGGCGGTGGCGTCGAGCACGGTGCAGATCGGTATCAACAACGTCCACACTCAACTCATGCGCGCTCGCGTGTCGACGGCCGGTGTTGGCGTCACAGCAGGGTACGTGTTGATCAAGGCGCACGACTGAGAGGCGATGATGAGTCCCGAGGAATTGATCGTCTTGCTCGAACGGCGTCAGCACTGGCTGGCTGAACAGCGGCTGGTTTCCGTGAGCAGCGGAGACATCGCAGGCATGGACGCGATCGACCAACAGATTGCTGGCTGCGAAGCAAGCATCACGGTCCTTCGGGCTGGGCTGGCTACGTGATGGTTGCTCTGCTCACCAATCCATTGGCCGAGAGGCCATGAGCTAATCGACGGGAGGAAATGCTTATGTCAACAGTCAACAATCGACCCAGCACTCCGCTGGTCACGCAACTGGACAACGACGACGAAATCTACGCCATGCGCGTGATCAGCGACAGGGCCGAGTTGGTGCGAACCACAATGGCAGTAGTGGGTGCTGCTGCGGCTCGAACCCCGAATCTGCAAACCTTCCTGGCGAACGGCACGTGGACGAAGCCGACCGATGCTGCTTACACGTGGGCGCAGGTCACGGTGGTGGGCGGCGGCGGTGGTGGTGGTTCTGGCCGTCGCGGTGCAGCGGGCACGGTGCGTTGTGGTGGTCAGGCTGGCGGCAGTGGCGGCGTGTCCATCGCAACGTTCAACGTCGCTGACCTGCCCAACACTGTGTCGGTCACGGTCGGTGCTGGTGGCGCAGGTGGGTTGGTTGTCACGACTGACGATACGAACGGCAACAACGGCGGCGCTGGTGGATCGACGACGTTCGGATCACTCTTGGCGACAAACACCAGCGGTGGTGGCGGTGGTGGACTGAACAACGGCTCAACCTCGACGGGGTTCGGTGGTTCCGGCAATGTGTTTGGTGCGCTTGGTGTTTCAAGTCCGTCAACAACCGGTGGCGCTGGCTCCGCTGCCCAGAACCGGTTTGCGACATCCACTGGTGGCGCTGGTGGCGGTTTGACCGCAGCGAACGTTTCATCGGTTGGTGGCTTGGGCGGCTCTACGTGCACGGTTCAGGCCAACCCAGCCGCAGGTACTGCTGATGGCGGTGCTGGTGGCGCAGGCGTGAACTCAACGATTCAGCCAGGCGCTTTCGGCGGCTCGTCGGGTGGAGGCGGTGGTGCGGGCAACGCAGCCGGGACCATTGCCGGTGGTGCTGGTGGTGCGTCTGGCTACGGCTCCGGCGGTGGTGGTGGTGGCGCATCGACCAACGGTGCAAACAGTGGCGCAGGTGGCGCAGGAGGCGGAGGTTTCGTCATGGTGGTGTGTTTCTGATGGGCGTTCAACGCTGGCTCATCCTCGACGCCGATGGCGTAGTGCAGAACGTCGTCATGTGGGACGCCGACGCGAACCCGGACTGGCAACCGCTCGAAGGCTTTACTGCTATCCCCGACGACGGTCGAGACTTCAACTCGGCCAACGACCAGCAGCCAACGACTGACGACACGATTGATGCGTTGCTGCAGGCGATCAAAGCACTTGCTGCCAACAAGCGTGCCGAGGCGACCAGCATCCTGTCTGGGCTGGACGCCACACCACCTGCCTAATGGCTCCTCGGCCTGCCGCAAACCCTCGCAAGTCGGCGCGTGGGTACGCTGCGAACCCTGAATCGCGCCGCAAGAAGGCTGCGTACGACACCAAGTTCGGCCAGAAACCCGATCAGCGGGCCAAGCGGGCTGAACTGGCTGCCGAGCGCCGCAAACGGGGCATGATGGGCAAGGGCGGGCCCGATCTGTCGCACACCAAGGACGGCAAACTGGTGCGTGAGGCCCCTGCGGCCAACCGGGGACGGAACCGAAGCAAGAAGTAGGCGTGTAGAGTCCCCGCGATGACCGATCTAGTCGATGATCCGTGGGCCAACCTGCGCACCAAGCCCAAGGAAGACCCCCAAGCCCGTCGCTACGAGACGATGAAGGCGTATCAGGGCAAGTCCATCGAGGCAAACCGCCGCAAGGACCGCTTCATCGAGCTGATCGGCACCGGCAGCACCATCGACGAGGCGTTGGCCGAGGTCGGCGTAGGCCGCAACGCCTACAAGCAGTGGCGCAACCGTGATCGGTCGTTCGCAGCGCGTGTCGATGTCGCCCGAGCGGGCAAGAACGTGCTCCGAGGCGAGTATTCGGGCGGCCACGCCGAGTACGCCGAGCGGTACTTCGGCATGTCGTATGCCTGGTTCCAGTTGCTGTTCATTCAGGAGCTAGAGAACCTGCCTCCGGGCAACATCCTCATGGCGCTGTGGCCGCCCGAGCACGGCAAGACCACGACCTACGAGAACTACGCGTCCGAGACGTTGGCCCGGCACCCCGACCGACGCATGACCGTGGCTGGTGGCAACCTGCGCATCGCGCAGAAGATCCTTGAGCGCGTGAAACGACGCATGGAACCGGACGGCCCGTACCCCCAGTACGTCAACGACTGGGGTCCGTTCAAGCCGCCGACCGGCCAGGGCCGTGACCGGATGATCGCCCAGCCGTGGGGGTCCGGCTACTTCAACGTGTTCAAGAAGTCGTCGCACGACGAACGCGACTACTCGATGCAGGCGCTGGGCTTCAAGAGCGAGATCGTGTCGACCCGTACCGACCATCTGCACATCGACGACCTGCAGTCCACCAAGACGCTGAACCTGACCGACTCGATGGAGGAGTGGCTGCGCCAAGACGCACTGTCGCGTCCCGGCGAGTACGGCATCACCACGATTGCGGGCACGCGCGTGGGCGATGACGACATCTACAGCCGTCTGGCGAACGACGACTCGCTGTCGGGCATCCTGAAGGTCATCAAGTTCAAAGCCATCCGCACTGACCCGATCACCGGCGAGCAGCAGGCGCTGTGGCCCGAGCGGTACAACCTCGACCAGTTGGACCGCCAGCGCCGCAAGGTCGGCCAGGAGGCGTGGGACCGCAACTACATGCAGGAGCCGGGCGCGTCGAACACCGACCGGGTGTTCACCGACGAGATGATCGACCGCTGCAAGAACCCGCTGCTGTCGTTGAAGCACAACGTCACCCCCGGCAACATCGTCTACGTCGGCCTCGACCCGGCGCTCGGCGGCCAGAACTGCGTCATTGCGTGCGAGGCGACGCCCGAGGGCCAACTGATCGTGCGTCGTATTCGTGAAGACGCCGGCCTGCAGCGCAACGAGCAGATCATGCAGTGCGTCAACGACGTGGTGGCCTGGTGCAACCTGAGTGGCTACGTCACCGACGTCGTCGTGGAGTCGATGAACTTCCAGCGCGGCCTGGCTCGAGATGAGCGCCTGCTGGACATGCAGTCGCACTACGGCTTCGCACTGCGCGAGCACCTGACGGGCTGGAACAAGTACGACGAGAACATCGGCGTAGCGTCGATGTGCGAGTCGTTCCTGCGCGAAGAGATCATCATTCCCTGGGCCGACGACGACTTGACTCGCAACGAGATGGAGGAGTTGGTGCGTCAGTTGCGTGCGTGGAAGCCGGGCAAGCGCGGCACCAAGTTGCGCCAGGACCGGGTGATGGCGCTGTGGTTCGTGTGGATTCTGTGGCGCCAGCGATACAAGCGCACGGATCTTGGTGCAGCGAATACCGGCCAGTGGCAGACAAGAGCGGTACCGTGGAAGCAGACCAGCAGCAGTCTGATCATCCCCATTGGAGCGCGCCTGTGAGAACCTTCGACGAGATCGTGCAGATCGTGTTGGACCTGCAACGCATCCAGGGCCCAACGCTGTTGGCGATGAAGGATGTGCTCGACCGCTACGACGGCGACTGGGTGATCCCGATGCCATCGTTGAACGACGAGCCACGCCTGCCTCCGCTGACCCCGGCGCTGATTGGTGAGGCCGTCGATTCGATGGCAATGCGCGCATCGAGCGTGCGGCCGACCGTGTACTCGCCTGCCATCGATCCATCGAAGGACACGGGCCGTCGCTCGCGTGCGTACGCCACGACCCGGCGCAAGATCATCGCTGCGACGTACCACGAATCGAAGTGGTTGCTCGGCCGTCGCCGTTTCTACCGGCAACTGGCGGCGTACCACACCGGCTCGCTGGTCGTGGTGCCCGACTTCGAGACGAAGATGCCCCGCATCGAGGTTCGTGATCCGCTGAGTTCGCTCGTCGAGCCGCAGGCCAACGAGCAGTTGCGGCCACCGGACTACTGCGCGTTCATCACACGCCACTCGGGCGAGCACCTCCGTCGGTTGTACCCACGCGCGCGTAGTGAGCAGGGTGGTCCAATCCCGCCGATGGAAGCACACGAGATGTGGGACTGCGTGGAGTGGTTCGACCTGGATCAGATCGTGTTCGGCATCGTCGGCCCGGTGCGTGACTACGTCAACACCTACTACAACCGCACCATGTCTGCACCGTGGATGCAGTTGAGCCCTGCGTATCCGAACCGTGCGGAGATCGTCCCGGCCGTCGTGCCGCACAACGTGTCGCTCGGCAAGATTGCCAGCCGTATCGGCTCCATGCTCGGCAACGTCGACCTGCAGGCGAAGCTCATGGCGTTGGACATCGTCGCCCAGGAGAAGGCGATCTTCCCCGACATGTACGCGATCGGCCGGCAGAGCGGAATGCCCCAGGTCGTCGGCGGCCAGTGGAAGGACGGACGCGAGGGCGAGATCAACATGGTGCTTGACGTGGAGTCGATCGGAATGCTACGCAACACGCCCGATCAGCGCACCGGCCAGATCATCGACCGCTTGGAGCGCAACTTCCGTGTCTCCACCGGCCTTGTCCCCCAAACGGGGGGTGAAACGTACGGCGCGCTGCGCACCGGCGCTGGCATCAACGCCCTCGCTGGCATGGCCGTTGATCACCGCATTCAGGAACTGCATGAGATCAGCGAGGCGTACATGCCGCACCTGAACCATGCGATCCTGGCGACCTACAAGGGCTACTGGCCCGATCAGAAGTACGTCCTGTTCTCGGGCTGGCCCGACGATCCGGGTCGTGTGTCGTTCACGCCCGAGGAGCACATCGAGACGTACGACAACACGGTGTCGTACGCCATCGCTGGCGCCGACGTCGTGCAGCAGACGCAGATTCTTGGCTCGCTGTTGGGCACGGGCACCATCAGCCGTCGCACGTTCCGTCAGAAGCATCCGTGGATCAACGATCCCGAGGCCGAGGGCGCGCTGGTAGACGAGGAGCAGTTCGAGGAAGCGTTGAAGCAGTCGATCATCCAGCAGTTGGCAACCGGGCAGATGCCGTTGCCGGTGGCGGCGATGATCCGTCGTGAACTGTCCGGCGGCGAGGACATCTTCACCGCCGTCGAGAAGGCCGACAAGATGATGCGCGAGCGTCAGGCAACCCCTGCACCAGCCGCACCGGAAGGTATGGTGGCACCGCCCGAATCCATGCCTGGCATGGCCGGTGGCCCTGGGGCGCTACAGCAGCCGTCCCCCGCAATCGCACCTCCCGAGCAGCAGCAGATCGAGGTGCCAGGTGACGTTCAGCGGATGCGTCAATTGATGCAGGTCATGGGAGGCTGACGTGCCGAGAAAGCGCAAGACGCAGAGCGGGATGCCCGCTCAACCCATCAAGGCAGTGCCCGGCACCGGCTACGGTCAGGGCATCAAGCAGGAACAGTTCGCACGGCAAATGCCTGCACCCAATGTGCGTGCTGGGGCCGCAAGGCCCTCCGTATTGGCTCCGATGCGCCCCCAAGCATCGAGGCCCACGGCCCCAGCCGCACAACCTCCGCAGCCGGTAGCGCAACAGATGACATCGCCACAGAGGCCCGACCTCATGGCAATCGCTCAGCAGATGCGTGGCGGCGGTGGGTTGCTCCAGAGTCCAACGGCACGACCGAACGAACCTGTCACCGCCGGTCTGCGCATCGGGCCGGGAGGTGGCCCCGAGATGCTGTCGCGTCCGTACGGCAGCCCGTTGACCGACATGATGATGCAACTCTCACGCGCCACCGGCGATCCGTACTTCGCTGACTTGGCGCAGAGGAGTCGGGCGTGACCGACTGGAGCAACTGGAACCCTGAGTCCGAACTGATCACGGCGATCCAGAAGAACATCGACATCAACAACCGTGTTCGTTTGGTGACCAGCATCAACCCATTGGTGCGCAACGACGCGCAGTTGGCGATGCGAATGGCCTCGTTGCCGATCTCGACGGACCAGTTGGGTACCAACTCGTTTGCGTTGGCAGGCATGATGGCGGCCGACCAGTTGCGCAGCAACGTGGAGTCAATGACTCCGGCGATGCAGCGCATGGTGTGGGCGCGCCTGCCCCGAGCGCAGCAGATGGCGTTGACGCAGCAGGGGTACCAGCCGCAGAAGGTCGATGAGTACGGCGTCACCGACATGCTGGGCGATGCGCTCAAACTGCCGTTCCAGATCGTTGCTGCACCGTTGAAAGGGCTCGGTCAGGTCACCAAGCCGATCTGGCAACCGGCGCTGCAAGGTCTGGCATGGGTGGGCGATCAGCCTGCCCACATCTATCGCGCTATCCGCACGATGGACGACGGTCAGCAGTGGGCGGGCCTGGGCGGCGCGCTGCTGGGCATCGGTGCTGCCATTGCAGCAATTCCGACCGGCGGGTCATCACTGCTGGCGCTCGGCGCAATTGGAGCCGCCGGCCTGGGTGGCGCAGTAGCAGGCTCAATTGCGGCTGACCCGTTGAACCCGATGGACTTCGGGCGTGCGTGGATGGACACACGCGACGGCGAGCGTGCGTTCGATCGCGCTGCCAGTCGGTACGCCGAAGGGCTGTTGGGCGACCCTCGCTTGAAGACGCTGGCCGTCGAGATTGCAGACATCTCCGATCGGTCGATCTACGAGATTGCTCGCGAGGTCGCCGGGGCGAGAGAGACGGACGCTGCCCAGCGCAACAACTCGTACCTGAGTGAACTGAGTCGCATTGCCGATGGCATTGCACAGCCCAACACGGCGCAGCACCAGGCGGTGATGCAGTCGTTGCAGAAGTTGATGACGGAGCCGGTGTTCTTGGAGGCGGTCAACAAGCTCCAGAACGGCAAGATCAGCATTGGACGCGACCTGGCGGATGCGTTGCCGTGGGTGGAGAAGGACAGTGCGATCTACACGATGATCTCGGGCGGCGCCGACGCGCTGTTCCAGATTGCGGTCGATCCGTTCCTGATGCTTGGGCGCGCCAACGATGTCGTCAAGTTCCACCGTCTCGGACTCGACGTGATCGACGATGCGTTCAGCATCCAGCGGTTCAACGAGATTGCAGAGAACGTGCCGTCGGTGAAGCGGCTGCACACCAAGTTGGCCGAAGCGGTGATGACCGACGACTACGAAATGGCGCGTCGTCTGGGCACCGACAACGTGTCGCTGTGGGAAGGTCTGCGCACCTACCGGGAGAACGGCATCAGAGAAGGCGTCATCACGCCGACCGAGTTCGGCGCTGAGCACATCCGGGCGTACGTGAAGGATGTGAAGGACATGAAGTCCATCCTGTCCGGCATCGGCACCTATCGCAACAAGGAACAGTTGATGCTCAAGGGCTTCAACTACCGCAACGAGGCGTGGGCGCGTACGGCTGGCAAGGTGCGCAGCTTCTCGAGCGGCCTCACCGACATTCGGTCGGAAAGGCAGATGCTCAAGGAGATGGAGAAGTCGGGGGTCAACCGTGTCATGGACGGTTTGCCTGCCCATCTGCGGTTGCATCGCCCGGTGCAGGAGGACATTCCGTTCCTGCAGGTCGTGGCGAACAACAGGGATTTCTTGGCTCCGGGGCGCACTGGCTGGGATGTACTGGCTGACGAGCCTGCGAAGTTGAACGACGTGATGTTCGACTTTGCCAACCGTCTCGGCAAGCACGACTTGTTGCCCGACGACGACATTCAGTTCTTGGAGGATCTGCAACTGTCGATCGCGCAGAACGGCCGGCCGCTGCAGCGCAAGACGTCGGAGTTCTCGGCCATCACCGACCGGCTGTCGGACATTGCGCAACGCACGTTGGCGCTGCCGATCGACGAGCGGGCGGCGACGTTCTTGGACGAGTACGCCATGTACAAGGAAGTGAACCCGCTGGCGCGCAAGGTGGGCCGCAGGGTCGCCACGGTGTTGCCTCGCACGTCGCACGCCGTGGGCACCACAATGCAGATGGCAACCACCATGATTTCGCCCACGAAGGGCATCAAGTTGGTGGGCGAAGGCGCGCCGGAGAACATCCGTCAGTTCGTCGAGGTGCTGCGGTTGACGTCGATGCCCGAGTACATGCGGCGCATGTGGTTCGACGAGATTATCAAGCACCCAACCGGGCATGCCCGTGGCGCAGCCATGCTCACCGCTTTGGACAACGGGTTGACGATTGCTGGTATGCGGTCGTTGAAGGGCGGCGAGGAGTTCGTCGACAAGTTCCTGCTGCACGCCCAGCACGCATACGGCCTGGGCGGCACGGTCGATCGCACGTACATCAACGGCCGACGCATGGTCACGTCGCCGCTGCTGGACGACACGGCGCAGTTCCTGATGATGCCGAACCTCACCGATCTGCGCAAGCTCACGCGCTCGGGGTTCGTGTCGCAGGTGATGGGCGTGACCGACGTCAAGGTGTTGGACTCGTTCGTCAACCAGGTGTGGAAGCCTGCCGTGCTGTTGCGCATGGCATTCATCCCACGCGCTGCCGGTGAAGAGTGGATCAACTTCATGCTGCGTGGCGGCTTCGGCTCCATCGTGGAGAACATGGGCGGTCAGTACGTCGGTCGCTACCGGGCATGGCGCAACGTGATCGAGAAGGTCGAGAAGTTGGGCGCAGCGAAGGTTGGCAAGGGTGCGCTCACCGCCGAGGAGGCGTTGCTGTACTCGCAGGGCCCGTTGCCAAAGATGATGCGGCCCGTCGAGCGGATGCTCAATCGGTTCGACTGGACGGCTCCGATGCAGCGGCGCATGAGCGATTTCGCTGAGAACCTGCAGTATTGGCTCACGCCCGAGTCGATGCAGGTGACGCTGCGGTCGGGCCTCGAGGTGCCTGGCGGGGGTGGCTTAGGGTTGCAGCAGCCGATCAACCGGATGCTGGATCGCATCGGCGGCGACGCTCGTCGACAGTTGTCCAGTGGTGCGTCCGAGCGGGAACTGCGTGCAGCCATGACCCGTCAGGGTCGGTTCGCCAAGATGGTGCCCACGTCGGAGAAGGCGTGGTTCAACGTGGCCGACTACGCCGACACCCTGTTGATGGGGTCGCCGTCGTCGTGGCGCCGACTGGTGGCTGGCGGTGTCAACGACTACACCGTGGAAGCAGGCGAGCAGTTCGCCAAGACGTTCCAAACGGTGTTGATGCGCGAGGTGTCGGCCACCGAGGCAGGCAACTTCGAGCGTGGGTACGAGCGCAGCGATCTCAAGACCTTTGAGGTGCCGGACGGCCAGGGTGGCATGAAGACCGTTCGGGCCGTGGCGATGCGTGGCGGCTGGAAGCGGCACGAACGCGTCATCGGTGATCCGATGTTCAACTACGCAGCTCATCAGGGCGTGCTGAACACGATTGCACTCGACGAGGGTGGCCGGCGTGTGGCGACCGAGGTGCTGTCGCGCGTGTTGCCGTCGTCGTTGACATACGACGACGTGGCGAGCTTCTTGGACCAGGCCGCACGCATCGACGATCCGCTGGTGCGCGAACTGCTGCTCGGCTTCTCGGCCAACGACACGAAGGTTGCACGCGTCACGTTGGAAGCGGTGGCTCGTCAAGACCCGTTCTTCGCCCTGGTGAAGAACCGGCTGCCCGAGACTGGGCCGATCACGCTCGACGAGGTGCGTGACGTCACCGACGCAGTGTTGGCTCGCTACACCGAGGTCGTCGGTGATGTGCTCAAGTGGCGTCGGGACATGCCGAACGAGGTCAAGAACGAGGTGTGGGCGTACACCCGCACGGGCGAGATCCTGCCATCGGAAGCGACCTTCAACACCGTGCCCGATCTGCCGCCGATGTTCGACACTGTGAAAGTGTTGATCGACGACGACGTGCGTGACGCGCTCAGCCGGGTGCAAGACGGTCTGGCAGCAGCAATGCGCCGAGGCATCGACGAGCACGACTACCAACGGCAGTTGATGAACCACCTGTACACGTCGCCGCAGACGCTGTACGGCCCGAACAGCGCCGACGCCTCTCGTCGCCTGGCGCGCATTCAGCGGGACGAAGCACGCAAGGCCGTGAAGGCAGAACGCAAGCAGGCGCTCGATGACGCCCAGGAGTTGGGTGAGGACATCGATCCAGCCGTACTGGCAGGGTTCGATCAGCGGCTGGCGGCGTTGGACGCCGAGCAGGTGTTGGCCGACGAGGCGCGCCGTCTCGCTGTCGAGCAGGGCGACATGCGCACCTACCGGCTGTACAACAACATCGACGAGGCCGACGCCGACGTGCGTGCGTTGCTGGCCGGGCACTTCGAGAACACCACCGTGCAGGAGCGAGCAGCGTTGTCGTTCCAGTCGCCGGGCGGCTCCAACCACGCCGAGTACGACAACGTCACCGTCTACCGACCCGACAGCGCGCTGATCATCCCTGACGAAGCGGTGCGCTCCATGTGGGATTCGCTGCCTCCGATGTACGAAGGCGAGCAGGCGCGCAACGCTGGTGATCTGGCCGACCTGTTGGTGAGCGAGATGGCACGCGCAGCAGGCATCGGCAACGCTTCGCAGATCCTGCAACATCGTGCCCAACTGGTCAGCATGTATCTCGAGCAGATGGACATGGCGTACCGCCGGGGCAAGCAGTTCTTCGGCTTCGATCTGCTCGACGACAGCACGGTTGCGCAGTCGAGTCGCCCGGCCATCCGTGGCTACTTCACGGCACCCAATCCGGCTGACAACCTGCCCGACCTCGACATGCTGTTTGCCGATCAGGCGCTGGTCAGCGAACTCAACTTGGCGATGAAGAACCTGATGGCTCGTCACGGCAAGCTCGGCCCTGAGGTGCCAGAGGTGTTCGCTGTGCGTGTGCCTCGCGCCGTGACTGACAACCGGTCGACGAGCGTGATGAGCCCGTTGGCCCAGCGGATGCAGATTCGGTCGGCAACGCAGGACGACGCATTGCTCGATGACCTGGCGCAGATGCGTGCTGACGCAGCCAATGCACGCGAGCCGTTGACTTCGGAGATTCGCCCGATCGCAACGCGCCCGGGCACTGAACTGCCGGCCATCTGGACAGCGCACCGCAACTTCGTCAAGGAACGCGTGCAGTTGGCGAGCGAGATTCAGAACCCGGACGCCGCCCAGGCGTACGCCGATCGCATGTGGACGCATATCAAGCAGATGACCGGCAAGAAGAGCCGTGAGACGCAGCGTGCCCGCTTTGATGAGCGCACCATGAAGGCCGAGGACGGCACTGAGCAGACGGTGCGCAAGTCGCGCGTGTACCGCTACGGCAAGGACAACAAGGAGATCATCGAAGTCCGAGAGGGTGAGGAACTGCACCCCGAGTCGACGTTCGTCGATGAGCGCGGCAAGAAGATCAAGTACGGCGACGGGCTGTTCATGGAGCCAGCGTCCTTGACCTATGAGCCGAACGATCTGATGTGGCAGTTGATTGGCTCGATGATCGAAGATGCGTTTGATGCGCAGCGTGGCATCTTGCGTCACGAACGCAAGGCTGAGATGATTACCGTGCGCGGCCGGTTGGAACCGTCGCCCGACTGGGTGCCGGTTTATCGGTCGAAGGACACGCACGTTCCTGACGAGGCGCACGGTGGTCCGCAGTTTGCGATCGGGCCTGCGTTGGAACCGTTGAAGGAGAACACGTGGCAGAGGATCGTCCGCTACGGCTTCGACGAAGTGATCGGGCCAGCGATCGATGCGATCGTTCGTCGCCCGATGGCGTTCCACTTCTTTGCACAGCGGTACCGGTTTGCCAAGCAGGCGAACCAGTGGATGCTCGATCCCGAACTGACGGGGCGCGCAACTCAGGCTCTCGCCAACGTGCTGCACAGTCGGGCGGTGGTTGATCAGACGCGCATCGACGAGGTCAGCGATCTTGTGCGCCGCATGGCATCGGTGGACGGGTACTCGGCCGAGAAGTGGGGCGCTCGGGAGTCGATGGCGTGGCTGCGTTCACTGCCTGCCGACGAGATTGCCCCGACCTGGCGACGCATCAGAGAAGCGATCGACACACGGGTGGCGACCTTGCCGGAGAGCAGCGCAACTTCGCAGTCGCTGCGCGTCACGTCGAAGGACATGACCCGGCTGGAGAATGAGTTGCTTCGGGGACTGCCGCTCAACTCGGCCATGCCACAGATCATGCGTGATGAGCGGTTGGCAGACGGGTTGCGGGACATCGTCAACAGCAGCACTGTGGAGCGCGATCTGTTGGCCGAGATGGAGCGGCTGCTGCCCGTTGGTGCGATCTACGACGCCGAACGGCTGCACAAGTCGTGGAACTACTACGTCGGCCAGGAGCGCCGGTACGGCGCCATCAGTCGTGAAAAGACGATGTCGATGGACGAGGCACAGGCGATTGCCGCTCACGCCAAGGAGGTGCGTCACGCGAACGACGCAGCCGGCAACTTGGCTGCCGAGGCGGCGCTGCGCGACATCATGCCGTTCATCGACTCGCAGAAGGTGCGCACTCAGTTCGCTGAGTATGGGCGAGGCCTGTTGCCGTTTTGGTACGCCGAAGAGAACTTCTTGAAGCGGTGGGGGCGCACGATCCTGGACGATCCGACGGTGATCCGCAAGGCGCAGTTGACCTACATGGGCCTGCGCACCGTGGGCATCGTTCGCCAGGACGAGCAAGGCCAGGATTGGTTCGTCTACCCAGGTTCGGGGTTGCTGGTGGAAACCATGTCGAAGGTGCTGCCGGGTGTTGGTGTTGCAGCGATTGGCACGATGTTCCAGTCGCCTACGTCGTCGATGTTTCCTGGTCTGTCGGAGCGGTTCGGCACGCCTTCGTTCTCGCCGTTCGTGTCGGTGCCGATGGACTTGGCGACGCATATGTTCGCTGAGTTCGTTGACCTAGCACCTATCGAGCGAGCGATGTTGGGTGACTACGCAGCCAACCGCAATGCGTTGGAGCATCTCATCCCGACGTCGGTCACGAACATCTGGGATGGCGTGATGCAGGGTGGCTTCGGGCGTGTGGACGAAGCCAACGTCCGCTACTCGTCGGCGCTGATGAGCGCAATGGCGCACCTCGACGCCATCGGTGATGGCTTGCCCGACAACGCCAACGCGCAGATGCGTGACGAGTTCCTCAGGCGCGCTCGAGAGCACGCACGCGTGATTCTGTTCAGCCAGGCCATTGCTGGGTTTTTCACACCGGGCCCACCGCAGGCGTTGATCACCGGCGAGACAGGCGGCTTCACCGGATTTGGTGCGCAAGACCCACGGGACATCCTCAACGGCCAGTACCAGACGTTGATCCGGGAACTGGGCATCGACGAAGGCACCGTGAGGTTCTTGGAGTTGAACCAAGACGCCAACCTGTTCGACATCGTCAACCCCATTGCGCTGACGGTTGGCAAGACCGAGTCGGAAAGCGGAGCGTCGTTGCCTACGACCGAAGAGGCAGTGCAGTTCTACACGCAGCACAGCGACTACTTGCAGGCCATGCCGTTCGCTGGACCGTGGTTGCTGCCTGTGGCGAAGGAAGGCGACGAGCGGTCGCAGTATGCCTACGACCAGCAGTTGATCGAAGGCTTGCGTCGCAGGCTGACGCCCGAGGAGTTTTTGGCCGAACTCAAGTACAAGGAAGCTGCACCGCGCTACTTCGCGTTGAAGAAGCAGTACCTCGATGCCGTCGATCGCATGAAGATGGCAGGCAACGAGTCGGGTGTCGAGAGGGCCAACCAGTATTGGCAATCGACATCGACGGCGTATCGAGCAGCACACCCGATCTTCGACGAGCAGATGAGCAGCAGCGACGGCCGGCAGCGGCGTGCATCGGTCATCGACGAGATGCGCACGGCGGTCTACGATCCGCTCGTACCGCCATCGCCACAGTTGGAGGGTCTGCGTGAGATCATGACCACGTGGGACCAGTACAAGATTGCGCTGGCAACATTGCGAGAGGACGGTTCGGCACGTGGCCGAGCCAGCGTGGAGCAGGCCAAGGCGACGTTCGAGCGGATGATGGACGACCTGATGACGCGACGGCCGGAGTTGCGGTCGTTCTACTTGGCTATCATCCGGCCAGAAGCCGATCTGGATTGAGGTGACGCATGGCTGAGGATCAACGGTTCTGGACTGCGGAAGAGATTGCAGCGCGTATCATGCTCGATCCAGCATTGCTGGAGCGCGCAAAGCCCGAATGGGACGCAGAAACAGAAACCACACGAGTCAAGCCGTTGCTCGCCGCAGACGCGCGACGGATCGTTACACGGTCGATTGTGGAGCAATTCACGGCTGCGGAGATTGCACCACCTGATTCGTACTACGTCGACAAACTGGCGGCCTTGATTGTTCAGGCTTTGCCCGAAGAGGCGATGAACGGCTCGGTGGTGGCGGCGCTAGACGTTCGGCCGTACGTGCAGTTGGTGACGAGTGAGCCGCGTTTGATCAGGGGCGACAAGTCTCGTCAAGGTTTTCGACCGCTTGGAGATAGGTGGCAGGAACTTCAACAGGCGGATTACCGAACCACCAACACGGCGTACACGCAGACCAACAAGGCTGGTGTTTCCCCAGCGGTCGCGGCCACGGAGCAAACAACGGCGATTGGTCAGGGAGTTGACGCCAATCCGTTTTTGGACGGCGTGCAAACCGTCGACCCGGGTGATCTGGCGGCATTGGTGCGCGCAGGCAGGGTGGACATCAACGCTCCGGACATGGCCGACCAGGCAATCAGTGCGGGCAACTTGCCAGGGGCAAGAGCGTCGATGCCTGGCGGCGGGCCACGCGTGTCGTACCGTGGTGCTGCAAAGGACATCACCGGCCGCAGCACCATTGGTCGCATGTTGGACTGGGCGTACGGCCTGGAGGAAGACGACGTCAGCAGGCTCCAATCGTTGCTGTTCGACGCCGGGTACATGACCGACATGAAATATGACCCGCAGGCCGACCAGTGGATCATGCAGGACATGCAGTACGAGGACGGCTATGCCAACGATCCTGTGTTCCAGCAAGCATGGATGATGGCGATTCGTGACACCTACGCCCAGGGCAACGGGGCGACTGTGGCGGAGTTTCTCGGGCGCAAGACCACGGAGTTCAAGCAGCGCGAGCAGGCAATGCGCACTCGGCTGACTGAAGAGCGGATGATGTCGTTCAACGAGTCGTTGGGTGATGTGCGGGCTGTAGCAGATCGACTGGCAATGGACACCGTTGGCCGGCGGTTGAACCCCGAGGAGTTCGTGCAGGTGCGGCAGTATCTTCGCTCGCTACAGACAGAGCGCGCTGACGATTGGACGGGGCCGAAGCCTGATGCCTGGATGGAGCAGGCCCCTGAGGCTGGCTTCACGACGGGTGAACTGGAGCAGCAGGTGAGCGATGTTCTCGTCGAGTCAAGTTGGGATGAGCCGGGTGCCAACTACATGTCTCGCCTGAGGAGAAAGTACGAGTCCTGATGCCGCCTCGCAACAACACCCCGAAGCCTCCCAAGCCGAAGCAAGATCCAGCGAATACTCGTCGGCTGAGGGAAGGCGGCGTAGCCGAAGGGCTTGCCAGCACGCGTCCTGGGTTGCAGCCGGACGAGGATTACCGGGACTACGACAGGTATTTCAACAACACGCTGGAAGGCCAATCTGCCGTGTGGCTGATTGGTCAGGTCGGCAGTGTTGATCCGTCGTACGCCAAGACGATTCGCCAGGCTGCGTGGACCTATCGCTTCGACACAACGGGTGATGCGCTCAACAGAGTGTTGGGTTCGCAAGGCATTCTCGACGCGTTGTCGCGCGTGCGGGGCGGCGGCGGTGGTGGCGGTGGTGGCGGTGGTGGCGGCGGCGCATCAAAGGCCCAGCAATACGCCCAGGCCGAGGCGACCATTCGCAACGAGGTCAAGTCAATGGGCGTGGCATTCAGCGACGAGTCGATCAAGCAGCTTGCCAAGTCGGTTGTCGACGGCAACTGGTCAGCCGACATGGTCACGGACTACATCGTGGCTGGCGCGGGCGACTGGGACACGTTGCAGGCCGGGCAGATCACGGCGACGGCCGACGCAGTGCGCAAGATGGCGGCGTCGCAACTGATCACGGTGTCCGAGGACACGGCGCGTGAGTACGCACGGCGTGTGGCGTCGGGCGAACTGACGCAGGACGGCATCAATGCGATCATGCTGGGGCAGGCCAAGGCGCAGTTCGCATGGTTGACACCACAACTCGATGCAGGCATGACGGTGCGGGACATCTTGCTTCCCAGCCGGGATCTGATCGCTCGCGAGTTGGAGATGAACGCTGACACAATCGATCTGGCGAACACGAAGTGGCAGAACATGCTGACCGTCAAGGAACCCAACGGCACCACTCGAGCAGCGACCAACAACGAACTGGTGGTCAACGCTCGGCGCAGTCCTGAGTGGCAGAACACCAAAGGCGCACGCGACCTGACGGCTGCTGCGATCATGCGTATCCGTTCGATGTTCTACGGAGACTGAAATGGCAAAGCCCACACCCCCAGGTGGATCGAAGTCCGGTGCGCCGTCAGGCAGCGCCTTGCGTCGTTTGATGGAAGGCAATCAGCAGGTTCCTAGGCCAACGGCCAGACCGGGCGACACCGGTCCAGGCACAGTGCCACGCACAACGCTTGCGCCGCCGCCAGCACCAACGGTGCCTCGTCCGACTGTGCCACGACCCACGGCATCATCCCCTACCGCTTCGCCTGCTCCGGCGCCTACCGCTCCGCCTGCTCCTGCGCCTACCGTTCCGGCAGAAACGCCGACAACGACGCCGACGACGGAGCCTGCGCCCGCTGCGGAGGCAGGTGGTGCGGAGGCAACGCTGACTCCGGAGACGCCTGGTGGCGAACCGACGCCGGCGTACAGCGCAGAGAACAGGGCGCTGTTCGGCATCTTGTCGTCCACGTTAGGTGACCTAGGACTTGGTGGGTTGTACTCGACCGATGGGTCGGGTAATCCGTCTGGCTGGCTGTGGGATCGGATCATCAACAACACCATCAGCGAAGCCACGCTGGAGTTCGAGTTGGAGCAGACTGACGACTACAAGCGTCGGTTCCCAGCGGTTGAGTATCTGAAAGCCGAAGCCCGAGCGGGTCGGTTCACCGGTACGCCGACAGCGAAGACCGTGATCGAGTATGAGCGCAACGCGAAGAACATCTTGCAGTCGGCACAGTTGCCACCGGAGTTCTACGACAACAACACCGAGGACCTGCAGAGTCTGATGATGAGGGGCATCTCGCCCGTCGAGTTGGAGCAGCGCGTCGGTCAGGGCTGGGCCCGTGTGCAGAGTGCCGACCCGGCGATCCGTCAGGCGTTCAGCGACTTCTACGGCGTGGGCAACGGAGACTCGGCACTGGCTGCGTTCTTCCTCGATCCCGCCAACATGGTGCAGAACCTTGACCGGATGAGCAAGTCTGCGTACACGGCAGGCAAGGGCATCCAGGCGGGCGTCGGGCTGGACCGAACGACGGCGGAACGCATCTCGGCAATGACGACGTCGGACACGCAGATCGACCAGGGCATCGGTCAACTGTCAGAGTACGGCACGTTGTTCGACGAGGGCGTGGCCGAAGCCGAAGACCTGAGTCTGGAGGGCGCAGGTGTCGATGCAGCGTTCGGCAACGATGCCAAGGCGCGCAGTGCGCTCGAGCGACGACTGATCGGCCGTCAGGCCAACCGTGGCCTTGGTGGTGGCGGTGCCGTGCAGACGCAGCGTGGTCTGATAGGAACAGGAAACGCATGACGAAGGGAGGTAACCCATGAAGGCAGGCTCGTGCCCCACCCCGGCGTCCAAGAAGTACACCGGCACCAAGGTCGTCACCGGCAGTACGTCGACCGTCAAGACCGGCAGCGACAAGCGGTTCAAGCCCGGCAAGAAGTAGTCTGTCGTCACGCACGGCAGCGGCACAGACGCCATCACCCATGAGGGTGGTGGCGTCTTGCGCGTACCGGCATGTGTATGATGCGCGATGTGGGTGAGCTGTAACCGGCCCCATGCAGTGAGAGCTAGAGATGGCCGCTGGAAGCATCACGACCGGTTCGCCGGCCGGTCGTTGTAGGCAAGGCGAGATGGCAACACTTCCAAGGAGCACACAATGGCAACCGAACACGACTACGACGACGACGAACTGGAAACGCAGGAACGTCAACCCGACATCCGATCGCTGCGGCAGCGTGCCGAGCAGGCCGGTCAGTACGAGCAGGAGATCGCCCAGTTGCGGCGAGAAAACCTGTTCGCCAAGGCTGGCATCGACACCGACTCAAAGATCGGCCGGATGCTCTTCAAGACGTTCGAGGGCACCTCACTCGACGAACTCCGTACCGAAGCCGAAGACCTCGGCCTGTTCACTCCCGGTCGCAACAGCATTCCGACCGACGAGCAAGACCAGGCAGCGTTCCGGCGAGGGCTGAGCGGCGGGCAGAGCGTGACCGCACCTGACGACCAGGGTGTCGATCCCTTCGATGACGCCTACAGCAACTTCTACGAGGACCGCAAGCGCGGTGCTGCACTGGAAGATTCGCAGTTGGCAGCAATCGACCGGATTCTCGTCGCAGCATCGAACGGTGACCAGCGGGTGATCTTTGATCAGAACGCGTGGGATCGTAACGCACGACGCCCCGTGATCTGATGGCAAGCCGACCCCTGTGTGACATCCCAGGTTGCAACGAGCACTACGCGTGCAAGTTGCGATCGAAGGGTTTGCAGGTGTCACCCCGAGCCGAATCGACTCGGACACAGAACTGGCGTCCGACTCCGACGACACCTCCCAGCATCAACAAGCAGATCATGTACGACGAGCGTCCAGGCGGCTACAAGATGCCGATCCTGACGCCAAGTGGTGATGTGCTGCGCTGGAAGGAGTACACGGAGAAGCGACATCAGGTCGAATCCCATCTCCGCAGAGCGCACAGCGCCGTCCAGTAAGGAACCACTCTCATGGCACAGGAACTCGCAGGCCCCGCCTTCTACTCGTATGACCTCACCGTCGAGACCAAGGTCAACATCGACGAACTCATCTACATCCTCTCCCCGATGGACCTGCCGCTGCTCTCGGGCACCGGCGCCGACGGTGTGCCGCTCATGCCGCGCACCCCGGTCGACAACGTCGAGTTCTTCTGGCTCGAGGAGCAGGTGCCGCTGCCCCGTGGCACCCTCAACGGCACCATCAACTCGTCGGTCACCAGCGTCACGCTGAACACCGGCGACGCCGTGAAGTTCGCCGTGGGCGACGGCATCCGCATCGACGACGAGGTGATGGTCGTGACGGCCATCAACACCAGCACCGAAGTGTTGACCGTGGTGCGTGGTTCGGCATCCGACACCAACACCACCGCTGCGTCGCACTCGACCGGCGCCGACGTGATCGGCTTGGGCACCATCCTGATCGAAGGTTCGATCGGTTCGACCAACTTCCAAGGCCGTGACAAGTACAGCAACTACACGCAGATCTGGAGCAAGAAGATCCAGGTGTCGCGTACCGAGCAGCGCATTCCGAAGTACGGCGTGCCGAACGAGTTGAACAAGCAGATGCTCAACACCATGCAGTCGCTGAACCTCGGCATCGAGAACTCGGCGCTGTATGGCGTGAAGCACGTTCGGTCGGCCGACAACCGGCGTCAGACCGGCGGCCTCAACCACTTCGTCACGTCGAACGTCGACTCGTCGTCGTACTGGCTAACCATCGAGGCCATCGAAGACATGCAGCAGGCGGCGTACGACAAGGGCGGCATGTTCGAGGTGCTGATGAGCCGGCCGGTCAACTTCCAGGCGCTGAACAACATCGCCGGCAACGAGCGCGTGCAGACGGTCAACATCGAGGATGCCCGTCGTGGGCGTCGTCGGGCGACCACCGTGATGACCGAGTTCAACGAGGTCGTGCTGGTGCGCAACCGCTGGGTGAAGGCGAACAACGCCTTCGCCTACAGCCGGGACAACTTCGTGTACCGGCAGTTCCAGCCGCTGATCACGCAGAAGCTGGCCAAGACCGACGACACCGACACGTACATGATGGTGTGCGAGGGCGGCTTCCAGGTCAAGGGCCAGGATCACATGGCGAAGTGGAGCGGCCTCGACAGCTCGCAGGCGCTGCCGGGTTCGGGCCTCGTCTGATCTGTCCGTAGGTGGTGACCCCGTACGGTGCAGCCACACCGTGCGGGGTCAACCTTCGCGTAAGGAGAGATCATGGCGCGCAGCACTGTCTCGGTCACCATTGACCGCATCCGGCGGCAACTGTCGTCTGGCTACCGCAACGAGATCAACACGTTGGCTTCTGCGATCACGTCGTCTCAGACGACGGTGCCGATGACGCTGACGTTGACGGCGAACGTGGTGGCGGGGTCGATGTTGTCGATTGGCACCGAACTGCTGCGTGTGGTGTCGGTGGATACGGCGAGCAAGACGGCCACAGTCATTCGTGCGTTCCACGATTCGACGGCTGCTGCACACGATGCAGGGGCCGAAGTGTGGATCAACTCGCGCTTCACCGGCCTGGACATCTACGACGCCATGCTGGAAGAGATTGGTTCGTACGGCCCGCAGTTGTATCAGGTGGTCACCGAGGAACTGACGGTCGCTGACAGCCAGGAGACGGTCGAACTGCCGGTGTCGATGGCGGGTTGCTACGGCATCATCGACGCGCATCGGCAGTGGACGGACGTCGGCTCAACCACACAGTCGACGGCATGGCCTCGAGCGAACCTGCGCCTGGTGCGCTACGACCCGGCGGTGTGGTCGGCGTTTGCCACGTCGGGTCTGGCGCTGCGGTTCATCGATCCGGTTGCTGCTGGAAAGGTCATCGTCAAGGCGGCGATGCCGTATCACACGACGTTCACGCTAGCGCAGGACTTGATCGTGGATGGTGGGCTGCAAGAGTCGATGCTCGATGTGCTGTCGATGGGTGTGCGGCTGCGGCTGCTCCAGGCCAACGAGGCAGGCATGTCGGCGCGTACTACCCAGGATGAGCCTCGTCGGGCCCAGGAGGTGCCCCCGGGCTCGCTGGTGCAACAGGGCCAGGTGTCGCAGGCGCTGTATCGGAACCGGAAGATGGAAGAGATCAACAAGCTCCGCTCCATGTATCCGGTGCGGTTTGGCTGATGGGCCTGTCGATCCCGTTCTTCGGCGGCGGGGCACCGTTCTATCTCGGCACGTTCAGCGCGCAGCGGGTGCTGCCACACACGGTGCTGTTGGATGGTCGGACGTACACGATCGACCTGACGGAGTACCGCCACAGCAGCCTGCAGACGCTGCGTGAGGGCGTCGTCACCAGCGCCGAGCCATCGGATGCGTTGTTCAACGCGTCGGGCACATGGTCGCGCTACCGCTATTCGTGGCACCGTGGCGCCGATCAGGAGATCAGCGAACTTGACGACACGTCGGACCCGTTCCGGTTCGATCGATCACGGTCGATCAACGTGTGGACGAAGAACGAACTGACGCTGCATCGAGCAAGCACGTTGTCCCGTTCGGTGTCGTCGGGCGCGCCACGGCTGATCGGATTCAACAACTACCTGTACGCCTCGGACGGGGCAACGCTGTATCGCTCGACTGGGTTCGGTGCGTGGTCGACGATGACGGCCCCGGGCGGCACTGTGCAGGCGTTCGCCACGGACGGCTCTGATGTGTTCGTGGCGACATCGACCAATCTCGTCAAGTACGTCGGAGCGGCGACCACACCTACGGCGTACGGAACGCCGGTCACGGGCGATGTGTCGAACGTGGCGTTTGTTGGCAACCGACTGTTGATCGGCATTGGCAGCACGTTGAGCAGCGTGGCAGGCAGCGGCGCGCTGACGACGGTTCGCACACATCAGCAGTCAGCGTTCCGTTGGACCACGATCTTTGCGATTGGCTCGCGCATCTACGTCGGCGGTTTCGCTGGCAGCCGGTCCGAGCTGTACACAACGACGACCGATTCGAGCGGAAACCTCGTCATCGCCCAGGACGCTGCACCGTTCCCTGAGGGCGAACTGCTGCGAGGCGGCGTGTCGTTTGCCGGTGGCGCAGTGATCTATTCCAACAAGGGCGCACGGCTGGCACAGACGGCCGCAGACGGGTCACTCACGTACGGTCCGCTGCTGGCAGACCTGGGTGATGTGCAGGCGGCGTGCGCCGAGGGCCAGTATGTGTTCACCGGGTGGTCGCTCTACGACGGGGCCACGACGGCTGGCACGGCACGGCTTGATCTGACTACGTTCGTCGAGGCGCTGCAGCCTGCGTACGCAGCCGACCTCGAGGCGAACGTGGCTGGAGCGGTGACGGGCGTGGCGCGTCTGAATGGCCGGCTGGCGTATGCGGTGGCCGGTCAGGGCGTGTTTGTGGAGTCGACGACGGCGTACGACACGACTGGCTATCTGGACTCGGGCAAGATTCTGTTCGGCACGGTGGAGCGCAAGCGCCTGTCGCAGATGGTCGTGGACTTCAAGCCGTTGACCACCGGACAGTCGGTGACGTTGACCATCTACGACGAGGAAGGCGATGCGGTCTACTCGCTGACCGAATCGGGCGTCGGCCTGCGGCAGATGATTGCCGACCTGAACGCCATCGACGTGATCAGTTGCCGGGTGCGTGTTGATCTGGCGTCGAACGGCAGCGACACGCCGACGGTGTTGAAGTGGGTGCTGCGGGCGTATCCGGTGCCGCCGCCGTCCGAGCAGTGGATCGTGCCGTTGATCGTGCACAGTCGGGTCACAGCGGGTGACGGCATGGGCATGGAACTGTCGCTCGATCTGGAGGATGAGTTCGCTCACATCCAGGCGCTGTGGCGCGACAAGACGAAGGTGCTGTTTCGCGTTGGGGACTACGTTACGAGAGTCCGTATCGATGCGTTCGAGTTGCGTCCGAACAACTGGCGTGACGACGGTGGCTGGTTCGAGGCCATCCTGGTAGTGAAGTTGCTGACAACGTAGGAGGGCTCATGCCTCGCAGGCAGTACGTAGGTGGCGCAGTTGCCACAAAGCTGAATGGTCCGATCACCAACGCCACGACGGCGATTGCTGTGCTCGATGCGTCGACGTATCCGTCTGGCGCAACGGCGTTCGTGATCGCCATCGATCGGGGGCTGGCGACCGAGGAGAAGGTGCTGTGCGTGCGCACGGGCGGCAGCAACACGCTGACGGCGACGACGCGTGGGTTCGATGGGACGTCGGCGGTTGCGCATGTGGATGCAGCGGTCGTCGAGCATGTGCTGGACGCCGCCACGATCGACGAGGTCAACCTGTTTGCCAACACGATGACCACCAACGGCGATCTGTTGAGCCGCACCGCTGGCGCGCCGAGCCGACTGGCAATTGGCAACACGGGTCAGCAGTTGGGTATTGCAAGCGCGTTGCCGTCGTGGCAGCCGGGCTACTCGTCGTGGGCAACGACGACGGCACGGGACGCTGGCATCACGGCTCCTGGCTTGGGCATGTTGGCACTGACGACGGACACCGGCACGTTGTGGCGCTACAACGGCACGGCCTGGGTGCAGCACGCTGTGTTCGTTGTGTGCACATCGTCGACGCGACCGACGGGTTTCGAGAGCCTGATGATCTACGAGACGGACACCGATCGGCTCATGCAGCACAACAGCGCTGGCTGGGTGATCATCTCCGAACCGACGCAGACGTACACGCCGACGGCGACGAACATGACGGTCGGCACGGGCGGCACGCTGACGGGCACGTTCAAGCGCAGCGATGGCTGGATTGACCTGCAGATCTATGCCGTGCTGGGGTCATCGGGATTTTCGGTGACAGGCAACCCGATCTTCTCGTTGCCCTCGGGCAGTCCTGCGATCCAGCCACCTACGACGTTGGAGTTGACGAAGGGCCAGGTAATTCTCAATGACTCCACCGGCAACCTTTGGTACGGCTCCACTTATCACGACGGCTTCAACTCAATTGGTTGCAGATACATACGCATCATCGCCACGGGTTCAGGCATCTCGGTTCCTACCGTGGCATCGGTAAGCAGCATTGACCCGTTTACCTGGACGACAGGCGATCACCTCTTGGCTTGGGTGCGGTTCCAGATGGCAAGCCGCCATTCGTTCACCTGAGAGACTGAGAACATGACAACGATCCTTCCCCGCACGCAACTTGGTCTGCCGGCCCGGGTGACCAACATCAACCGCATCACGGCACGGCCGCTGCTGCAGCGCAACCTCGGCCTGGTGCTGGTGCACTACACGGGCGTCAACAAGTCGTACGCGAACGCCGACCTCGCCAAGACGATTCAGTCGATCAACCGTTGGAAGGCGAACGAGTACAACTACGTCATCCACATGGACGGCCGCATTGCTGAGTTCGCTGGCGCGTATCGTGCGGCGCACTGCGCCGGGCGCAACGACTCGTCGTACGGCATTCTGTTTCTGAACGGCAACTCGGACGCGTGCACCGATGCCCAGGTGGCGTCGTACCGCTGGCTGATCGGCTGCCTGAAGTGGACGCAGGCGATCAGCCCGCAGGCATGGCAGGTGCAGCACGGCCAGGTCGCTGCAACGGCGTGCCCGGGCCGCATCAAGGAACGCTGGTCCGAGTTGGTGGTGACGTGATGAGCGCCACCTTGGCCGAGGGCGCGATGTTCGTGGGAGCGGTCGCTGTGTTGCTTATCGGTATGGCAGCATTGCTGCTCGTGTGGCGACGAGGCTTCCAACGGGTGACGGTCAGGGCGGGTTCGATGGAAGCATCGCTGGAAGCGGTGAAGAAGGGCGTAGAGCAGATCAACACGGCAGTGAACCATGTGCCTGCTGGGTCAGCCACGCTGGTTGAGCGAGTGACGCACACTGAAGCGAAGGTGGACTACCTTGTTCGTGCGGTCGAGGCCGTCGGGCAGCATGTCGGCTGCCGCTTGGATCATCTGAAGGAGAAGCCATGAAGGATGCAACGAAGTCGGCGCTGTTCACGGCGCTGTGGACGTTCATCGGTGTGTTCAGCGTCAGCCTGTTGGGCTGGATCGGTGATGTGGCCTCATGGGCAGGCACCGATGCGGCGGAGTTTCCGGCAGTGACGCCACTCGGCAAGGCTGCGGTGGCTGCGTTGGCTGCTGCGGCGTCGGGCCTGGTCGGCTGGATCGTGCGTACGGCACAGAGCCACCATGTGCTGCCGGGCGAAGCACCCCACTACCCCACCAAGAGCAAGGACATCTGATGATGAAGCCCCGTCCCCCCAAGCCTCCGGCGCCGAAGCGACCTGCTGCTGGTGCTGCATTCAAGGAGACTGCGAAGAAGGCAAGCGGCGCTCGCAAGGGCAAGATGAGTGCCGACACGCCCAAGCCGAGCACTCGGTCGAAGCGGATGTACTGAGCTGGTCGCCCCACCCTGCCACCGACCAAGGTGCAGGGTGGGGACGACGGCCCCAACAGAAGAAAGATGAGAATCTGTGGGCCAGCAGATG